AATAAGGTTGATTATAATTTCCAAACATACTTATTCTCCTTCTAATTGGTTATTTACACCTAAAGTATAACGAGGATAATTACTTCATTATTGATTGAAAATTGACCAAAAAAAAAAAGAACGACTTTATGAGTCGTCCTTTTCTAACAATTCCTTATAACATTCTGGAAAGTCAATCCTGCCTCTTTTGATAGATTTCTTGAACTTATTAACACCGTAGGTAATCTTTCTAGATATTGTCTCTGCGTTTTGATAACCAACTTTATATGCGATTTCAACATTAGACAATCCATACACCCACTTGTATATCAAAATCTTTCCAACTATTTCTGGCATACCTACAACATTAATATAGTACTCAAGAGTTTCTTTATCAAACTCAGACATCTCTTTTCTGATGACTTTATCTATTTGTTTCATTATTCATTAGCTTTTTGAATTTGTTTTACACATTGGTTTCCGTACACACTAAGTGATGCAACTAAAATACCTTGTACAATACTTGTAAAGATACCTAAAATAATATCCTTGTACGTTGTAAAATCGCAGGTTCCAATTATGTAAAGACCACATAGTACAATACTTATAACTCCAAGAATATAAGGAATTACTGCATCATTTACTTTTGATTTCTTAATTGCATATCCAATTGCCCACATAACTACTACTAAAACAAGTAGTTCAGGTCTGATATAATCTTTGATTGCTGTTACAAAACTTTCGTCCATATTAGCCTCCTATATTTTCTGTAATCCAGATGCTTTATATCTACCTAGAACACCTTGACTATCCCTTATTTCATAAGGATATGGATATTCTAGACGGATTTTAGTGATTGTTCCAACACTTCCAATACGTGCTCTGTTACCACTACCGTCAAAAGCAGCACGTCCATAATCAATAGATTTTACTCTATCTCCTACTTTTAACTCAACGTTTTCCTGAGTTGAAGAAATTGATAAATCAGCTTCTGCTACCCAACCTAATCCATCATTAATTAAATAAGGTTTCGTTGCATTAGCCTTATCATTTACCTTAGAAATTACTGCTTCTAAGTTAGTTCTTGACTGTCCTGCTCCTCCACCATAGCTGTCTGCATATAGTGTTCCTGTAAATACAACTTTATCCCCAACTTTGTATTTTCTTTCCACAGTTTCCACAGGCTCTTCTTTTTCTTCTTCTGGGTAAATGTATGACTCGAAGTTTGTCCAACCTCTATTAGCATAAGCCACATTAATGTCAGAAATAGGATACCAACCGAAATGTAGGTGTACTCCTGTAGCATTTCCAGTCTTGCCAACATTACCGATTTTTGTTTCGGATGTAACATTTTGTCCTTTTGCAACACTAATTTTATCTAAATGGACATAGACACCTACATAACCTAGTCTAGGATATGCTACATCTACACCTAAGGCACCTGCTGTATCTTGCCATGTTCTTACAACATAGCCATCTTCTAAAGCATAACATGGTACTTTTTTACCATTTGTACCATAATCTACACCTAAATGATAACCACGGACTCCATTTAGAGTTCTCCAACCAAAAGGTGATGTTACATAAGGTTCTACAGATTTAATCAGTCTGCTACCATTATTTGTTGCCATCGTTTTCACTCTCCTCTTCTACAGGGGGTTCACCATATCTTTTAATGGCTTCCTCCTCTGGTAACTGTGAGATATAATCAGTTACTTGTTCTAAAGTATCAATTGTTTCTACCATTTTTCACGTCCTCCTTTTTATTGACATTTAAGCTTCTGAGCTCTTCAACCAAATGGTCTATTACACCATTTCCCCCTAATGCTTTATATTCCTTGTACATCTTTTCTAGGTTCTCTCGTTCATAAATCGGAATGTAGCCTAGTTCATAATATTTATTATACAAGCCTATTATTGAATTTCTAAGAAGTGCTACAATACCACTTTGTGTTGCATCTATTTGCTTATGATACTGCTTTATTTTACCATACAACCATGCAACAATACCTGTTAAAATACTCCATAGAATTTCTTCTAAGTGGCTAGTAAAGAATTCCATTATCCAAAAATATTCCTTAAAAATTTACTAATATCTATACCGTTTATTTTTGAAATAGGAACTGCCGATTTAATTGTTACTTTCTTTATCTTACTACCTGTTGAGTTGTTGTTTTTTCTAATAGTAATACTTTTTGCATTTTTATCAAAGTCAGCTGTTGTTGTATTTGTATTACCTTTCTTTTTTACTCTCACCTTTATTTTCACTTATAAATGTCGCCTTCTTCCGTAACATTCCAATTACCAACTTCTCCATCGACTTCCTCAATTGTTATCGTAACACCTTCGTCTAATTTATCGGAGATTGTAGTAATGGTGTCTTTTGTATTTTTGTACATAATTCCAATTAGAACACCAAAAGTTACTATGACAACAGTAAGAACTGAAACAACAATTATAAGCAAATGTCTAAGTAATCTGTTATCTGTAGCTTGTGTGTTTAAAACTGCGTTCAGTTTCTTTCTATCATCTTCTGTCATGCTCATCCCTCACTTTCAAATTAAGTATAACATGGTGTTCGACTTTTGTCAATTTAGGCTGTTCGTTTCCATATATAACAAGTTATGTATGGTTGCAAGTTATTATGAGGTTGGTCCCCGCCAGCATTGGACGTATTTGGTATAGCACCAACCCCATCAGTCCATAAATTTCCTGTACCAATACCCTTGATGCCTTGATTTTCTTGATTAAACAAAGCACTACCACCTTGAAATCCATGTGGGTGTGATGCTAATTCTTGAACAGTCAATTTGTGTGTCTTTTCACCACCTGTTTTTTCAACTGTGTTAAATTCAGTTTGACTTGTATCAACACCAACAGGAACTCTACCAGCACCCCAAATTACCCAAGTTCCTCCAAATAGTTGACTAGGATTTGTTGAGTCTGTGCTAAAATAAAGACTTCCTACAGGGTGTGCTAAATCAACATTTATCCTAACCTGTGAGTCTGAATATTCTAATAATTTGATACCTTTATACCATACATCGTTTCTTCTTATTCTAAAGGTTGGTGTTCCTTCTGAAAGAGACTCAGAAAAAGTAATTCCATTTACATTTACCTTATCTTTTAATATAACTTCAATATCATAACTGTTATCTGTTGAGAAGTTTTCGCCAATCAACAAATCAGTAATACTAAAGGTATTATTTAATATGACAGCCTCTTCTGTTATATCTGAAGTAGTCTCCCAAACAGAAGTTCCTTTTGCTTTATACCTTAGTTGAACAGTTAAAGTATTATTAGTTGCTCCAAAACTATCATTAAAATAATTTCCCGTTAAGTTCAAATGGGCTTTACCTGATAATTCATTTTCACGTGTTACTGAAATATTTGTAACAGTTAATGGAACATATTCTACATAATGTTCAAAGTCAACTTGTAACGTATCACTGCTAAGCCCACGACTATCTTTAACTGATGTATAAAGCTTATCACTATCAACTTTGGATATGCTGCCTGTTGATTGCGTTTCTTGAAGAGCCCCACTCACTTTAGACAAATAGTATTTAGAAATAGTTGAGTTGTGTTTTGCAGTACCTGTTATTGTGTAGTTAATATTACTTACACCTTTTACAATACCATCAACATAACCTGTTAAACTTTGTGATATTATATCTGTTGTATAACCAAAGGAAACTGTAGGTTTAGCCTCATCACTATCAACATAAACTGTAAAAGGTGTAGTAGTTGTTCCAATTAAATCATTTCCAGAATATGTATAGCAATAGAATGTTCCTTGTCCTGACACATTGTTTGGAATTTGTGCATAGAAAGTCTCGGGAACTGTCCATTGGTAACTATTAGCTACATTTGTTGCAAACTCTTCAGATAAAGTACCAAAATCGTAACGAAGTTTATGTCTAAACGACGTAGAATTTTGTGAGATGTTAATCGTTGTTGTTTTTCCAATCGTTAAATTAGTTGGACTTATAATACTATCCGCTCTCGGTATAGTAGGTAATGGGAAAGACCCACTTATATTAGCATCTCCTAAATTCCAACTTGTATCAGCACTTGCTGTATAAGAAGCTGTAGCTTTTCCTTCATTATTATGAGGAACTATAACATCTAAGTAACCTATCAATGTGTTAGAATTAGGACCAATATTACTAAAAGACCCTACGTTTGTCCCATTAATGTAAACAGGTGCACTAACTCCTCCACCTGAATAATTTCCAACAGAACCTACATAAGCATAATATCTGATTGCACTAGCATTTCCTGGAGTAGATTGTGAGTTATCTTGGTATAAGTCTAAAAAGAAATGACTACCATTTACACCATTAAAATTTGCTCTTTGTAATAATTGCAATTTAATCACCTACCCAATAAATATCCGTTGAAGGCTCACCTTCAAATTCACCTTTAGTAAATAAAAGGTAGCCCAATTGTGTTTGATTTTCTATTTTATTTTCCAAATCTATTATTTTGTTATTTACGTCTTGTATAGCTTCATCTTGTTCTTCATTCTTAGCATCTATTTGTTTTGTTGGTGTATAGTTATTTTTTAAGTTTGTATCTAACGTATTATAAGATGTATTCAATTCATTAATATCTTCTAAAACATCGTCTACTGTCTGATTTATATTGGTTATTTGACTGGCATAATTAGTTGTATGTTTCCAGTCCATTAGAGAAAAATCTTCTCCATCTATCTTAGCAGTTTGACAAACATATAGTTCTTCTCCGTTTGTCCACAAGTCTCCTACATTATAAGGAGGAACAGGTTGTTCTGTGTATGTTTTAGTGCCTCCTGCCTTTGCATTTAAGGTACCATCACTTTCTATTTCTAGGTTATCTCCTACTTTAATACCACCTAAAGTGTCTTGACTAGCTATAGGTAAATCGTATGAACTACCTCCTGTTGCAGACAAAGTACCATCATCTTCAACATGAAGTCCCGTTCCTACTTTAACTCCACCTAATGTTGTTTCTGTAGCTGGTGGAAGAACATAAGAGCCTCCACCACCTCCAGTAGCATTTAAAGTACCATCTGGCTCAATTGTTAGATTGTCTCCTACTTTAATACCACCTAATGCTGTTTCAGAGGCTACAGGTAACTCTAAATTGTCTATAGCATTATTTACGTATGTTGCATCAACAAAGTTTTCATCGTTTTCAAGCTGTGATACTTTTGTCGGTATTTCCGACTTATCTGCTTTATTATTAAGACTGCTCTTTATTTCAGTATCATCATAGTTTTCTAAAGAAGCAAGTTTTTCTTTCTCAGCATCTGTATAATCATTAGAAGATAAAACTTTTCCTTCTTCTTTATCAACTTTATTTTCTATCTGTGTTTCTAAATCAGATACTGTTGTATTAAATGTACTATTTTCTACTTTATTATTTATTTGAGTCTGCAATTCTTGAACTTGTTCTGCAACATTAGAGACGTCTGCTTTATCTTGTTGTAGTTCCAATATCAGTCTATAGTTGTCATTGACTCCTTGCTCTGTTACATCATTGTTTGCATTTAAGTCACTACCATAGAGTACTTGCCCATCTTGATAATCTTTTTTTAGGCTTATATTTGCCATACTACCCCTCCTTTACTTTCTTTAGTTTATAAATAATACCAATTGCTGATAATGTAAAGTTTTTGTTATTCCTATATTTTACTACAGTGCTTTCTCCGTTTTCAGTTACAGTTTCATCATAGCCATCTGCCAACACAAACTTAATTGCTCTACCCTTAAAGTTTGGTCTAAGTTTTAATTGTTGTATCGTTTTCTTACCAAGAGTGTCCTCTCCCAACACTAATTCTCCTAAAACTCTAGTACCTTTGATAATATCTGCTCCCTCTAAGATACTAGCATTGCTATCTGTTTTATAGATGTAGTAATAAGTGTCTGTCGCATCATCATACAATACTTCATAGTCTTCAGGAGATAATACAGCAACATCATCTACATAGATTGTAATGTATAACGGAATAAGTGTTTCCGACTTGTTAGTGAATTTAAAGTACACTGCTTTAAATTTTTTAGTATGTGTTGGTGTCCCTAAATGTATATAAGGTGTCTCTAATTTAGAAACAAAGTCTGCAGCATCTTTATTACGCAAATCATTATCTAAGAAATCTAAATCATTAAATCTGAATTGCATAATGTCCATATTCCCACGTTCTTCTGTATCGTTAAAAGCAGTCATATCCTCATAATGAGCTAAATTAATAAAGTTACCATATTCATCATAGAAATTTGATAAAAATATAGAACTATATGCTTGTTTAGAGTCATCAGAAGCATCACTTAAAACATAATGATACATTGCATTTGTGTTGATGTTCATTAAATACCATGTTCTTCCATCTGTCATAGACATGATGTAATAATTTCCAAGAACATAAGCATCTCTTACATTTTTTGAATTAATAACATCAGGCATCATTATATCAATCTTTTCAACGTTTTCAGTTCCTTCTCCTAAGTAACCTTGCTTTAATTGATAAAGTCCATCGTTACCTACAAAGAATAGATTATTATTAACAAGTCTTACTGTAAGACCGTTAGAACAACCCATGAAATCATTTAAAGGATAAACACCAAAGTTATCAGCACCAAACGTGCCAGACATTCTTTTAATCTGTTTATTTGTAAACACTGCATAGAATTGTCTAAAATAAGTGACTGCTGTTACTTCTTCATTAGAACCATTAGCAATATACAAATTATAGTAATTAGGAAAGTAGTCAAAACGATTATAATCACTAAAGAAAATATAACCATGTCCTCCATACAATGCTAATTGTGTTCCTATAATTTTACACTTTGTTGAACTGAATACTAAATCATTTATCTGGTAGACTAATCCTGTTTCTTTCGTATAATCCGTACCTGTTGAAAAGTAGTTTATGAACTCATTTTCTCCTAGAGTAATCTTAATTTCAAAGTTACCTTCCTCATTAAGACCTGTACAACTAAAGATAGAAGTTTCATTACTATATGTACCCTCAAAACTCTTGTAAGGATTTACTGTAATATCTGTTTCTCCATTATCTGGTCTATATTCAAATTTAGAAGGTGCTGTTTCTCCTGAATGTATAATATGTATATTAAATGGCTTATTAAATGGAACATTCTGAATAGGTTCATTAACATCATCACCTGCTTCATTTTGCATAGTATATGAGAAGAATACACCTTTTACAATGTCTGTAACACCTGTGTTATCAATATAATCAATAGGGCTCTCTGCTAAAACATTAAAACCAACATAAGTAAGCTCAATAGGTGTAGGCTTGTAGATATTTGAATTTTCATAACCTCCCACCTCTTGAATAGTATCAGGTGCTGATAATGACACATATTCTGAGAAAGCTTCCTTCAATTTTAGAATGTAATTAGTACCTGTTGCTGCATAATAATAACCATTAAATTTAGCCAATTCCACACATTCCGTAGGATTATCATCGGAGCCTATAACAGTTCCAGGAAAAGTGTCCTCTAACGTCTTATAAGAATATAGCCATCTCGGATAAAATACTCCATTAGTTTGATAAGGCTTGATAGTAGGGTCTTTTGTCTCTATTTCAAAATCAACACTAATACCACTAACCATGTCATAGGATAATGTCATTCTAACATGATAAATAGCCCAACCTGCTGATATAAACTCCCATGACGTCTCTACGTCAGTTACATTAGCTTTCTTTGAAACGTAACCTCCAACAATCATTATAAACTCCATGAAATTGGTTGTTCCTGTTGGTATGTCAGTCATAGTTCCATTCAACAATTCGTCAGCCCTTAAAAGACGTTCAGAAACATTAACATCTCTTGTAATAACAAAATTCATTAAGTTTTTTGGTGTAAATCTTAAATTAATATCCTCGTTTACACTTCCTGATGTGGCTATATATCTTTTACTTTCAGAGATACCTTTAAAAGCAATATTTACCATCTTATTAAAAGCAGTTTCTCCTACTTCCTCAGAACCTTCATAATCATTGAATGTTACATGAAATTTGGCATCGTCATATTCTCCATCTTTGATTTTTCTGCAAAAGTAAGCTAATTTATTATCATAGACACCTGGTCTTTTTGACAAAGCTCCTTGTTCATCATCATAGAAATTAATTAGTTCTCTAAAAGTTGAGTCGCTCACGACATCATCAGCAACACTTGTATTGATACCCGAACTGAAATTTCCAATTATATCATAAATTTTAGCAGATGTTCCTTTGACAACTTGTCTTGTTGCCATATACTACCACCCTCTCCAAAAAACAGTTCTAGCAGAGACGTCAATCGGTTTTATTCTTGATGAGTCTCCTTCAAAGCCTGTTGGCTCTCCCGCATTGGGGTCATCGTCTGGATAGACAGTTGCAATATCTCCTAACCCATTTTTAATAAAGTCATCAATAGCTGTTAAAAATCTATTATAATGAAAATCTCTAGGGTCTGAGTCACCATCATTAGCCATAATACTAAATGATAAATAAGGCTCAATCAATCGCAGTACCCAAAAGTCAGGAATTGCCCAATAGTCTGTAGAGACATCTTCAAAAAATGGTAATCTAGTCTTTGCTTTTGCATTCACTTCAGCAATACCATTATTTGCCATACCTGTGATATTTGATGACGTTAAAGTCTCATCTGTCATATAATTTGAGTTGTTTACTACGTTTGTCAGTGTCATAAATACCTCCTTATAATAAAAAAGAGCAACAATTATAGTTGCTCCTCTTTAAATTTTAATAACTTCCTAAAAAATCTAATGCTTCTTTAGGATTTTCATTTCGTTTCTTTTTTCCGACTTCTGCCTCAGCTTTTTTTGTAATTTTTCTTCTCACAAAAGTTGCAATCCAATCTGGAAGCATAACTGTACGTCCGTCAAAAATAAGAGTAACGGTAATACCCTGAACGGTCGTTACAAAACCATTCGGATATAATGAATGATAAATAACATCACATTTGAAAGGAACTCTCTTAACATCAGAAGCTGTTAATCTTTTTCCTTCCTGAAAATTCTGAGTATTTAATGCAGCATCAGAAGCTCCACTATCTTTAAAAATAGACTTTGATGTATTTATATTTTTATTAGATGCCATTAGTCTTTCCTCCTAACTAATCAATATTAGTCCTGACTTGCATAGATGTCTGTTGGACGTGGTAGTGGATTAGATACAGCATGATGGATAATTGTACAAGCAGTAGGGTCTAATACTTGTGCACCATATCCCATAGTAATCCAACCTAATGATGCGATTTGTCCTAAGTTATCCCCAGGCTTAGCTTCAAAGCCAAATCTCTTCATTTCAATACCAGCTGATGCAAGGTTCATAACTGCATAAGCATTTTCACCAAATACATAAGTATGGTAAACATCTGTAGCAGTTGTTTCTTCTCCTGCACCATCACCATCAATATCAGTACCCTTAGCCATAATTACTGGATAATTATATTCGATAAAACGAAGATTGTAAACATCATAGCTTTCTAGACCGTTGTCCATTACAGGTTTGTTAGTATTTCCTGGTACCATTGCACGTTGCAATAATTTTTCGTCATCTAACAAATCTTGCATACCTTCAACAGGTGTAACAACAATGTATCTAGAATATCCTGCTTTTTCATGTCCTCTACGACGAGCAACTTTCATCGTATTTGCAACAATACGGCAAACATCTAATGTAAGAATGTTTGTAGCCTTAATCTTAGAGTCGTCTGGTGAAGCAGTACCAGCATCGACTACATAATATGTACCGCCATCTTCTTCAATAGCATCACGAGTAATATACTCTAATGTTTCTGAAGCATGATTTACAATAAGTGGTCCATATTCTACTAAAAGTTGGTCTAAGTTGTAAGACTCAACTTGACGTGTTACTTCAATGTAAGCACCATATACAGCAACAGTACCTTCAACAGTTCTAGCTCCTACTTTCATACCGTCTGGGTTTACACCTTCAGTGATGATATGTCTGTCAGCAGCTACTGGTAAAGGCTTGTAACCTCTCCATTGAACTTTGTTCGTTCCTGCATTTCTCTTTACTTCTTGTTTCTTTCCTAAGTTATAAAGAACATGGTCTTGCATTGCATAAGCAAGTGCTCTCAATAACACGTTATTATCAATTTTGTCGTTTTGAAGCCCTGCGGCTCCTGTTCTAATTGAACTTAGAGTGTTAATAACGTCGTTCACTAAAAATCATCTCCTATTTCTTTCCGGCTAACATTTTAGCCAAATTATCAATATCTTTATTTAATTTATTAATATCGACTTTGTTATTAGAAGATTGACTAATAGGCATTTCCTTTCTAATCTGCTCTTTTTTATTGATTGTTTCCTGTTTCTTATCAATATAAGAACCAAGTAAATGCGTCAAAGCAGCTTTTGGCATATTAAATAGCATTGCATCTGTAATCCCATCTTTTGACAAATCTTTACTCAACTTATCAACTTCAGGTTTTGATAACTTATTATCACTAATAAATTCCTGCAGTGTGCTTGCTAGTTCTTTGCCTCTTTGCTTAACTTCTTGCTGTGTCATCTTTTCCATGATGTCATTTACGTTTTTTGATAAGTTTTGAATTTCTTCATAAACTTTTGCTGATACTCCAGACTGTTGTGCCTGCTTATCAGCTACTCTCTGTTTTGCTTTTGTTATAAATGCGTTAGCATCTGCAAATCCTAGGCTTTTTGCTAGACTCTCAACATCTGAAATCATATCTTTGTATTTTTTGTTTTCAGTACGCATAGAAGCAAAAGCTGTGTTTGAACGGTCGCCATCAAGTGAAAAATCAACCTCTTCAGAACCATCATCTTCATCATCTACATCATCAGTATCATTTGAAGCTTTCGCATCATTTGAACTTGTTTCAGCAGGTGTTGAATTTTGATTATTGTCCTCTTTAGACTCATCGACCAAATCATCTAAATTTAGGTCATATTCACTTCCTAATACAGTCTCTGCATTAGTGTTACTGTCTTGTTGTTCAGGGGCAGTTTTCCCATTTAATACTTCATCCATAAGAACACACCTTTCTCACACTTATTTATATTGTCCTAGTGGTCGGACGTAGTGCTATGGGAGCAAGTATAACTCCAATTAAAAATATAACACAACCCAAAATAAAAGTCAACTTATGTAAAGTTGACTATTTGTTCACTGAGGGGTGAACTCAAATTGACATTGACCTCGTGCATACAGAAGAAAGAGTATTTTCTATTATGAGGTCATTTTAATTATAACACATCTATATTAGATTGTGTAGTATCTTGTTGACTATTTTGTACTCCACCTGTCAAAGCCTGTAAAGCATTGTTTAAAGTATCCGCACTTACTAATGAATTTTGTAGACTATTTATTTCTTGTTGATATGCTTGCTGCTGTTCTTGTTGCTTTAACTGTGTTATCTGTGTCTCGTATTGTTCATAAGTATCGAATATCTGCTCTACTGTTGTTAGTTCATTGTTGTCATCTAATACATCAATAATACCCTGTTGAACTAATTCTGCTGGAATTAGTGGCTGACCATTCGGTGTTGTTGTCTGTGCCATTGTCATAATCTGAACAATTAAATCGGCTTTTTCTGCAAATGCTTCTTCTGTCATGTTGCTTAATCTCTTAAACATTTCTGTGTAGTTGTCAAGCTGTGCAGCTTTTACCAAGTCTGGAATATTGATGACCTGGTTTTTGTCCTTATATTGTTGTTGTAATTGATACAATTCTTTTAACAAATTATACTGACGGTTCTTATCTGTCTTACTTCTACTTGCTAAATCAACTTCAAAGTCGTAGTTAAGAACACTGGCATTGTCAGGCATTTTTGCCTCTTTCCAACTAAATCTATTGTTTTGGTCCAACTCGTTTTTCTCTCTAATATAGATAGTCTCATCTTTGTAGTATCTAGCCATGAATTTTATTAACAATCTTGTTACCTTTTCAACAAATTTCTTAATTTGTTTTAGTGGGTCGTTATCAATAATTGTTGCACGACTAATTGCAGCTAATGTACCTTCAGCGGTAGAACCTGCTGTACCAATATCACCTTGATAAGCATTTGTTGCACCTGCATATTGGAAAATATTAGCAACAAAACTGTCTTTGATTGCTACAAGTTCGGCATTAATTTGAGGTGGGTCTAACTGTTTAATTGCTGTGTTAGGGTCTGTATCAACCTTCCACACCATACCTAAAGCAGCTGAAAGTTTTGCAACTTCATCAATATCCAATCCACTATCAGATGAAACAATCCATGTCGGAACTGTATAGTGCATAGCAATATTATTAGCAGCACTCTCAATTAAGTTAGCAACTTTTTGTGGAACAGTAAGACCTCTAAGAAGTGGAATACCGTAAGGTGTTTGAGGAAGTTCTTGCCATTGGAATGCAATGATAGGAAATTCGTCAAATGGATAATCCTCATTCTCCTCTAAAAGAACATCATTACACAAATAATATACCTTTATGCGTGTACGTGATACAGTTTCTTTCTTACTATCCTTTTTCTTGCTATTTTTCTTTGTATCTTTACTGTCTTTATTCTCTTCATCAGAGTCTAGTTCTACATCTTCTAATTCTTTAACATAAAGTGTAGAAATTAAGAACAAAGATGAACTATTCGGATTATAGTCTCTTCCTGTAAAGATATATCCTGCATCTTGAGCATCAATTATTCCACCTGCATTGTTTGTGTTTTTTGTTAATTTCTCATACCAATCTGGTTTGTTTCTCTTTACCCAACTTTTTGTACGTCTTGTATTAACTACAATATACTCACAATCGTCTAAGGAGTCGGCTGTCGGGTCTAAATAAACGTTTGCAGCAGCCAAATACTTTGCAGTAACAGCTCCTTCACGTTTTTTATTAGTACCTCCGACAATAGTGTCAGGGTCAAAATTAAGCTCTAGGTAACCATTATCAAAAATAGCACCATCTCTAACGCATTTCTCTAAAATATCATCAATATTTAGACGAAACCACTCATTTTTATAGATTACATTCAGTTCCTCGATGGCTTCTACATCGTCTGGACTTTGTGGAAGTAGTTCACCGTAGTATGTATTGGCAGACAAGCTTCCTAAACGTAAATCTACTGCATTTTTCAAGTGGTTAATGTCACTTTTTAACAAAAATGGAGAGTCCTCATCAAAATTAGCAAGACTCCAATGAAGTCCTTCATAATGTGCCTCGTTTGTTAGGTATTCATCATCTCTTTGTGACCGTCTAAAATCTACAGCATCTTGAACTAGTTGCTTTAATTTATTCATTTTCTTAGTATCGTCCATTTATGCAACCTCCTTAACTCTTTTTCTTGTTCAAATCTATATTTTTGTCTATATAATCCTTCTGATATTGAGGAACTCCTGCTAAAGAGTACCTTTTTTCATCATTTTTTGTGTTTTTTGACACAATTTTTTCAAATTTTTGAAAATTGTCGATGAAATAGACAAATTTTTCATAATTTTTTAAAAGAAATCTTAGTTTTTTCAACATAATCTATAGCCTCCTGAGTGTCTTTTTCCTCTTCTTTCTCTAGCTGTTTCTTCCACAGACTCTTGGTACATATCCTTTAGCAAGGTTTTCATTGTACTTTCTCGCTGTTCTTTAGGTTTCTGGTTCATTGTTTTAAAGAAATCGGCATAACTTGCATAAGAAGTATGCTTCATATTCAAGTAGTCATAAGGAATGTCTTGGCAAATATAACGTAAGCAGTCCATTAAGTGATTATTCTTATCCAATGGCTTTTCTCCTAAGTTTTTATTCTTGTTTCGTTCCTCTTCTGTTGGATAACGATATTCACAGCCTTCCCATATAGTGTTAGTCAAGCTTCTGAAAAACCTTACTTTTCCATTATACATCATATTTTTTACTTTTTGAATACCGTCCTCTAGTGCGTTGTTTGCTAACTTAAACACAATACCATGCTCAATCTGCATTTGTTGTTTATATGTTCTCGGTACAATCTGACTTCGTTTATTGGCAGACGGGTCAACTAATGGAGTATGTAACATTCCTGGAGCAATATCTTTTGTCATTTCGTAGAAAGCACTTGCTACTTGTGATGCAACTTTATTTTTCTGATAGTATTCTCTAAAAAAGTGAACAATTCCTGTTTCTGGGTCAATTGCTCCCATTAATATAGCAGCAGGGTCGTTAATTCCAGGGTCATGGGCTAAATAAACTTCCCAATTCTTCGGTATATCGAAGTCATCTTCTACCATATTTAAAATATTCGGATATACTGCACCTACTGCATACTCAATAATACAGTCAATATACAGTCTTGCTTCTTCTGGTGATAGAGACCTCTCTACTGTCTCGACAAATCCAGGTGGTAAGTATGGATTATCTCTACTACTTGACAAAAATGCTTCAATTTCTGGGTTTGGTCTTTTGACACGGTCTTTATACATGGCAACTGTATTCTGTATAGATGCACTACCATAAATTTTACTAGCTGTAAAAAGCAAATCTCTCAAATAACCATGAGACGGGTTAGATACTAACAGACCTACATAATGAGAAACTCCATTAATGATGCCTGCTTTATTTCTTAGACGTCTAATACACTCTTTATAAATTTTCGGGTCTACACCGGATGCTTCTTCTATATAGAATGCAGTAATATCCATAGAACGTATTTTTTCTTCGTCATCACTGGCAAGTCCTAAAATAGTGTGTCCATTTTTTAGAATTATCTCAATATCTTGTTTTGTATCTGTCCATTTCTCTACAAATTTTCGTGGCAAGTATTCATCAAATATTGGCATTATCGCCTTACTTAACTGCTTTAATGTCTGTGCAAACATTACTGTCTTTCCGTTCGGTACTGACAGGGCATGGTCTATAATCTCGTTTACTCCTGCACGGGACTTAGCTGAGCCCATCAATTATGTTATCGTAAAGGCTCTTTATCCTTTACTTCTGTAGTTTCTTTTCTTTATATCGACTCCATATTTTATCGTGGTTTCCTGCATACTCTAAGAACTCTTTACTAAATGTTCCCATTTTTAATGCGTGTTCATAATTCTCACGATTTGTTACCCATTCTAAATTGGTTACTTTGTTGTTAGATTTATCACAATCTATGTGATTGACTTGAGGTAAGTTATTAGGGTTTGGTAAGAAATACTTAGCAACTAATCGGTGTACTTTGTATTTCTTTCTTCCTATTTCTACATAATAGTAACCTTTGTGGTCTTTTTGTGGTTTTATACATCTTTTACTGAATGTACTGTAAAAGTTACCTTTATCAGAAATATAATAGTCTCCTTTTGTTTTAAGTTTACCTGCTTCATTAACAAGTTTCCAATTTTCTTCTGAATTCATTTACATCACCTCACGTCCTAATATTACAGGTTATGTGGTGATGTTGTCAATATAAATTGTTATTTCTACAGTTCAGACTATATCTTCACCTTTCGGTGTCGGGCACTCGTGGACAGTTTATTGTTATCCGAACTCACTGTCTAGTCGTTGGACCCAATCTTAACATTGACACCTTTTCTATAAATACCTTATAACGACTAAGATGTCAACGGATGCTAAGACCTTGGCTGCTGATTACCCACTTCTGGGCTTCCCAGCAATTCACCCGATTACGAGGCTATGGGCTATTTAACCTCCCAACATAATTTTTATCTTGGCACGACTTTTATGAAACTCTAACTGGTGAGGTAGGGGCACGTAGTGTATATATGCTGCTCCACACGCATCACAATACCCGTACTGGTGCTTCCCATCTTTCTCGATTGTGATATGTCCACTACCACAGACGGGACACTTAAATATAAGTGTGTTTTCTGTCTCAGCTTCTTGTATCACTATGTCTCTCCTTAAAGTACGTGTCTCGGCACTCTTTGGAACAGAAATCTAAAAATGTACCGTCTCGCCATGTGTTTATCCACCCGTCAATCCTTAGTTCTGCGTTCGCTTCTTTATAATCTGTTGTGCCATATATCTCATACTCTTTCCCACAATTGTCACATTGTGCTGTTACTGTCTCGAAGTCGTAATCTGAATATTTACTCATTGTCCACCTCCCGTGACACACCTTTTATCGCCCAAAATAGTGCTTCTTCTATTTTTGTCCGGGCTAAACTTGTCTCTCTGCCAGGAAGACACAGCTTGTCTAGCTCATATAAGAGGTCACTGAATTTCTCCCGTATTGTGTCTATTCTGTTATTTTTCTCGCTGCTTACATCATTAAATCTTACTGTGGGGTGCATACCCTCACCTCCTTAATATTTTCTCTAAGTCACTATAGTAGCTATCATCTAATACACGACAGTCTCTTTTTGTTTCTAAGAAAAAATCTGTAATCCGATTATACAATGTCTGATTTGTGCTCTCAATCCGATGTAATTCTACATGTGCTTCTACCGTTAGTAGGGCATAGTTTGTTATGTCGTCTATCTCATAGTGTACTTTCTTAATAATGTGATGACGTGTTAACACACTCCGCTTTGTAATCTTATACCCTAAAAAGTCTCTATCTGTGATGTGGTGCATTATTTTTAAGTTCTTGATGTCCATTTTCTTAGACATTGTCGATAACTAATGTAATGTCCTTATTACTACTATTATAACAACTCAACAATACTCCGTAAATATATGTTCCGCACTCCTCACACTCGAGCGGTATATCCACATTTACTCTTTCTTTGTGCTTCATGCAGTAGTCGTCCCATATATCCCACGCATCACGTGCGTGCCTTACTTTTAACACTCTCCCACAGTGCTTACACACTGCTCTCACACTTATCTTTCTCATTGTCCTTCTTTCTTAGTGCCTCGGCAACTAAATAACTTAATTCTATATTGCGGTGCGTTAATTCTTTTATTCTACGTTCCAACACTCTTATCTTGTACTCGTACTCACTTATTTTGTCATCTATGTTGCACTCTAATATTGTAGACAGCACCCGTGTGTAGTCGTTACGCATATTTATCTGGCACCCTCATTATTACTATGTTGTCACTCGCTTTCTCTCCTGTCTCCATATTGTTTAATAACTGTAACGAGTCTCTTTTATTCTTACTTGTGGGGTCTGCAAGTGTTGCCTCTGCCCGCATCTTTAATACCGTCTTCTTATGCTTACTAATATATGTGTTTACAATGCGGTCTAACAAAAATGAGTTCCACTGGTCTACGGTATAGTCCGGGTACGCAGTATTTAAGTCGAACTGGTCTTTCATTATATTGTGCTTTAAGTCACTAATATAGTATCTTGCCATGCCTAGCATCTCACTCTTCTTCGCCTCAGAGAGGTGCGTGGACTCACTAAGTGATGTCGTTAGTGGGTCGTTCTCAATTGGTCTAAAGAGCATATCAATATTCTCGTCTTCTGTTACATAGTTACTAGATGAGTCTTTATCTAGCATCTCTACTACATCTGCTGCAGAGGCATTCTCACCATTTTCTGGATACTTTTCCATTAATTTTTCTAACATATTATCACCAGATATAGTATATCATATTTTTGTTTTTTGGGGTAGAAGAAGAGGAGATGCTAATACATATATCTCACATAAGACTAAAGCTAGCGGAAGAACAATTTTGAACCCACCCCCTAGGTAAGATACTAACAGAGTGATAATAACAACATGATAATATTATTTACTTGCTTCCTTGCCAGATTGCAAAATCAACTTACTAAAATAGTGTATTCTTTGCGTGTAAAATAGTGTCAAGCAATAACCATAAAAATGTAAAGTAAAATAAATTAAATAGTTGTTACCATTTTTTTAAAACTCGAACACTTGAGGCTCTAAACGTGCCACGTTAAAAATTGAAATATAATAAAATACTACATAAGGATATGTTATTTATATTATTAGGATATATATATATATATTATATTGATAAAATCTTTATTTAGGGAAATTTGAATTTGGATTTACCTTATGTACTTTTTTATTAGGTAAATAAAAAAATTTAAAAAAAATTAAAAAAAGTTATTGACAATAAATTTAATATCTGATATAATGAAATCACTTGAAACGAAAAAGTGTCAAGTAGAAATGGAGATTTATTAGAATGAAAACGATTTACATTGATAGCCACAAAATTGATATTGTTAGAATATCATCCAATTTTAGCAATGGAAAAAGGTTGTATCATATTTACTATGAGTATAATAACGGATATGGTCAAACAGATTTTATAATTGATATTGATAGTCCAAGTGCAACATTATCTAGGATATTTACAACTAGACAACTTAAAATACTTATGAATAAACTTTTAAAAGTGGAAAGAGAGGGAAAATAATATGAAAAAAAGAGTTACAAGAAACATAATTACAAAAGCATATGACTACACTATTTCAGTAGGTTACTGCAATGCTCAACATCTATTGACTACTTTAGAGCCGTCTTATTACACGGCGGGTAAGTATGGCTGGTCGGCAGATGTGTATTCATTAGGTAATACGGCAATCGTTACGGGATACAGACCGTTTGGCAACATCAACCCGGACTATGGCATGGTCAAAACTTACGATGACAGAGCCAGACAAGTACTAAGTAGCAATATACCAAGAGAACAAGTAAACGAGCAAATTTACGCATTACTATGTGAATTTATTCACGAGTGCAAGAAAGGAAGTAAATAATTATGGAAAAATTGGGATTATTAAAATTAAAAGATATGGGAGAATATGAAAAAGAACAGGGTTATGCAAGTTATAGAACTATTGTAAAAAGATTTATAGGTGATTTGGTATTATGCAATAACATAGCCAATATTGACACTAGCATTTATGATAATATGGAAAACGGCTTCCATTATGTAGATGACGAGGGAAACGAAAGAACAGAAGAGGAATACCAGAATGACACAACGGGAACTATTGGCATAGAGTATGACGATATTTATCAATATTACTTATGTAATGTTAGTCAATTTGATAAAGAGCAAGCTCTAAAAGCGGGATTGATTTTATCTTATAGTGATATGCTTGATTGTGATGTATTATGTGTCAACCATTATGGCACGAGTTGGGACTATGTCTTAACTGATGTAAAATTGTTTGACAACTGGGAAGAACTTAAAAAATATGAAGAAAGTGATTAGTAAGGGGGATTAGATAATATGGATAAATACGATTTGATTTTAAAACTAAAACATATTTTAGAACATGAGGATATGAGCGAATTACGTGAGGTTATCGAAAAACTACAAGACGAGGCACGCAAAGAAACATACAGTACAAAACCAACAGATAAGAAGAAATTATCAACTATTGAGAAAGTACTGGATAAACGAGGTTATCGTGTATTTAATCAAGCAGTAGGACTGGATAAACGTGGATATACAATCATTACGGATAGTTATTTCGGGGTATTACTAAAAGATGATATATTACCGTTTCCGTATGCTTTTACAGACGACACAACAGACGAACAGAAAGCCACGATAAAAGATAAGGGTTTGGAAATTAAAGCGGGAACATATCCAAGTTTCAATAACTTAGTACCAACTGAGGAACATGAAACAGTGAAAATAAGTTGTGATGATATTAAATATGCGGATAAAACAACTTTGAAAGAGAATGACGGAAAGAAAGTCTATAAGATTATGAACGATGACGGAACAGTAAAAATTGCCTTTGATTTAAAGTATATGATGTATGTTATTAATATCATGCAACTAACTGGGGATATTGAATTGGAAATTTATGGGGATATAAAACCGATTGTTATACGTGATAAAGAAAATATTGGAATTGTATTACCAATTAAAATTTATTAGGAAAGAGGGTAAATAAGTATGAAAATTAATGATATTTTGAATACAATTTATGATGTACAAGAAGAAGTCTTAAACGAATGCGAGGACTTTCTATATGAATATGATTGTGATTATCACACGTTTGATATGGCTATATTACAATTTTGTAAAAAATTAGAAGAAGTATTAAAAGATAAAAATAATGAAAGTGAGGAAATATAATTATGTTAAATCAATTTGTATTAGTAGGAAGAGTAAACAATATTAATAAAATTAATGATAAGGAATGTACAATTACATTAGAAATTCCACGTCCATTTAAGAATAAAAACGGGGAGTATGAAAACGATTATGTAGATGTAATTGTAAGGGGAGAAGTAGCCAAGACAACTATGGAATACGTGGTAAATAAGGATATAATCGGTGCTAAAGGACGTTTTGTAAAAACTGTTGATATGACTACTTTAGAATTAAATGCTGAGAAAATTACATTTCTAAGTAAGTATAAAGAAAGTGAGGAAAAATAATATGGAAATAACTGAAAAACTATGTTATGGGGTTAAGGAAAATACTCCAAAAGAATTACTGTATGTTAAAAGAATTATATTAAGAAGTTATGATGATGAAAATAGAAATAAAGAGTTTATGAAAATGTTACAAGATTTTAAGGTATATCAATATAATTATGATGAAGCAAAAGATAGTGATTACTTTATGTGGATATACGTGGACGATAACGGAAAAGAACATTGGAACCAAGTAGAACTGTGTTGCTATCAATCTAGTATGCAAAGTGTCTATAAAATGTGGAACTTGTATAACTTATGCAAAACATTTGATATGAATATAAAAGCAGAAATACAACTTGATGATATTAGAAACATGATATTTAAAGCAGAACATGAATTATTAAAGGAGAGTGAATAAATATGAATAAAGAAGTATACGTATTAACGTTAGAAATGTATAACGAATGGGCATGGGAAAATGGTGCTTGTGATGTTATCGGGGTTTATGATGATTTAAGTATTTTAGAAAAAGATTTAAAAACATATTTAAGTTCAGATATTGAGGCAGGTTATATTTTAAATAATCATGCTAGTATTGATGAGTTATTCGATTGGGATAACGAGGATAATTATTATAATGGGGTTTATGTCTATACCTCAGAAGAAAATTATCAGAACACATATAAGAATGGAACATATTGTGTTTATAAGAAATACATAAATGAACGTGCCATAACAACAGATGATGAGGGAGAGTAATTAAATATGAATTATACATTAGATAAAGTAAATGAGTTTTTAAAAAAGACAGAAACATATATTAAAGACAATCTTTGGGATATTGGTACACAATGCAGACAAGACCTAACAGAGAAAGATTATATGCTTTTAGAGGCATTTCTAGATAATATTATGTCAAGAGTTTATGACAGTGTTGATTGGGTTAGAGTATATTTTGAAAGTATGAGAGATTAAAAACGTCCGATAAATTAGGACAGTATAATAAATAAAATAAATGGTTGCAAATTAATTTAATAAATGATACAATAACTGAAGAGGAGGAGCTATTATGGAAGTTATTAGAAAATTAGATAAAGCAGGACGTATTGGTATTACTAGAGATATGATGTCTGAGGCAGGCTTTGTTCCTGATGAGGAGTTCTATATTGAATTAGAACCTGAGACAAGACGTCTTATATTCACACCAAAAGAGACAACACGTCCGTGTCAATTATCACAAGAAGATGTAGACACAATTAAAAAAGTATTTCTAAGTGCAGAAGCTTTTGGACTTATTACAGAAGAACAAAAGAAAGTACTAGAAAGATTTAAGAGTTTATAGTGTGTACTATTTAGAGTATTTAGATTGTAGCCATTTAAGACCTAAAAGAAAGAAACAAGTAGTTACTTCTTATACACAGTTTACACAACTAAAAAGGTACGTCGAATACTCTAAGAAATACATATTAATAGGAAGTGGTTTAGTATGATTTATGATATGCTATTCGATTATCAGAAAAAGACAGTAAATGCACTAAAAGAATATGACTCTTGCGGGTTATTCTATGACGTTGGTTGTGGAAAAACAATTACTTCATTAGCACTTTATGAGGATAAACTTATAAGACGATTAGTGGATAAATTGATTGTTGTTTGCCTTTACTCTAAGATAGAAGAGTGGCAGAAAGATATCGAACATTTCTTTCCATTCTCAAAAGTGCTTATCTTTGACGGAAAAGATAAGACATTAAGAGACTTTAGAAAAGGCGACTGGGATATCTGTATCATCAACTTTGAAAAAACATGGAGAAACAAAGACTTATATCTTATTAGCAATCGCACTATGATAATCATTGATGAGTCTCATAAGATTAAAGACTCAGAAACTAAAATAGGAAAGTTCATGAAAGCATGGGAAACGTGTACACCTTATAAAATCATATTGACGGCAACACCGATGAGTAAAGGGTACATTGACATATACAATCAGTTTTACTTCTTAGGACTACTAGACATGAGTTTGAATGAATTTAAGAAAAAGTATTGCATTGAGCAACTGGTATTCTTTCCAGGAATGAAACCTTTCAAAAAGATTACTGGATATCGGAATACACAAGATTTAGACTTGCTAATTCAAAGGTACACAAGATACCATAAACGTGAGATAGCAGACAATATGCTACCTGAAGAAATTGTGATACCTATTAAAATAGACAGTAAATACAGAAAAATAATGAAAGACAGAGTCTATGAGGATATTGTACTAGATAAAGTATCTAGAAAGAGATTAGCAGATAAGAGTTTGTGTTCAGGTACAATCATGGGAAAAACTCTTGTATCAGAGAATGGAGAGTCTTTAAATCGTATTTATCAGTTAAACAAATACAAGATTAACTGGATAAAAGATTTCTTAGAGTCTTTTCAAGATAGAGTTGTTATATATTACTTATACGACCATCAATGTGAGCAGTTATATAATATGATTAGAGATTTAGACAGACCATGTGCTAGATACAACAGTACCTATAAAGAGCAGGCTACATTTGAAAACAATGATAATGCAGTTCTATTAGTACAATACAAGAGCGGTTCGACTGGACTAGACTGGTTAAAGAGTGCGTACGTTGAGATATTCTATACGTTACCTGACAGCTACATTGAGTTCTATCAGGCAAAAGGACGTATCAATCGAATAGGGCAGACTCATAAACCACTATACTACATTCTATTAGCAGGCGATGAAAAGTCGGCAGACAATCTAAACTATCAGGCACTGTTAAATCAGGAAGATTTTACAGATGACTTTTATGATAGAAATTTCAATTAAAATGTTCAATGAGGGGAGAATGATAATATGAATGAACAAACAAAGATTGAAGAAACACAAACAGATTTATTACTTATTAGAAAAGTAAATGACATTGTAAAGGCAATGGACGAAATTGATGAACTAGTTAAGACATTATCAGAAAGACGTAGTAATATTGACTTAGAGTTAAGTGATTTACTACATATTATTGAGAATAACGATTTAGATGAGTTTGCGTCTCATAATATAACAAAGAGAATACATGACCTAAGAAAGAAGAGACGTTCCATTAGTAATGAACAGGCTCTAATAGAGTTATGGAAACAACAGAGAAAAGACCTATTGTATAGTTCAAGCAGAGCCCAGTTAGGAAAGTTGTTCCTAGATAAGATTGGCTCTTTAGAAATGCCATATAAAAATAGAATTTTATCTGATGAGAATATTGATAGTCTATTACATCAGAGAGTGTCTTATAGTCCGAATGGAATAGAAAATACTTCTGACAGTACTAAAGAAGAACCGGTAGAGAGAGAGTCTAAAAGACATAAAAGAACTACTGGAAAGAATAAAGAAGAACGTGATAAACAAATTATTGAATTGTACAGTCAAAATGTAGCACCAAAAGAAATTGCTAAACAGTTAGGTATTACAGTCACAATTGTACGTAATACAATCTATAAATCTAGAACATTGAATAGTTAAGTAGTTTAAAAACCTAGAAAAGTGCAGTTTAATAAATCTCTTTTCGATACTAACTTGATTAACTTATGTATATAGTGAGTTTGCACTAGGTGAGTTTGACTATATTACTTATTTAGAAATAGCAAAAGGAGTAAATGTATGAATGTAGATATGAATATTTTATTAGTAGTATGTTATTTTGGAATGCAAATTATAACGATAGTATTCTGTAAGAGTTGTATTGACTCATTAAAAGATTATGTGGACTCTTTTGTAGATATCATAAGAGATATAAACGATAATGTATATGATGTTATAAAGATTACAACAAAACTAGCAGATAACCAATTGAGAGCTACTAAAAGAATTAATGAGTTGGAGAACAAAATAAATGAACAAAGTAGTAAAACCTTTGATACGTTTAGAAGTAAACGTACTAAAGAACAAAAATAGATTGTTAAAGTCAAAAGTAAAAGTCTTAAAAGAAGAAAACAGACTTCTGTATGAGCAACTAATGTATTTACAAGAGGTTATTAGAAAATTGAAAAAGAAATGATTAACACTTTTAGTGTAAAGTTTCTTTATTTTTTGAAAATATTGTTGAACACCCGTTCAAAGTATGATATGATGTTTGTACAAGGAGATGATGTGATGTAAAATATGGAACCATTTATTAGAATTAGCTCTGACAATCATGATGAGTGGTTAGAGAAACGAAAAAATGGAATTGGTGGAAGCGATGTTGCCTCTGTTCTTGGAGTTAGTCCTTACAAAACAAATCAACAGATATATGATGAAAAAGCAGGACTAAAGGAACCTGAGAACATAGACGATAAACCTGTTATTAAGTATGGGCACGACGCAGAAGAACCACTTAGACAATTATTCATGTTAGACCACCCTGAATATGAGTTATTTCACGACTCTTATATGATTTTACAGAGTACAGAATATCCTTTTATGCAAGTTAGTCTTGACGGAGAACTAACAGATGTGAACACTGGAGAGAAAGGTATTTATGAGGGAAAAACAACAATTGTCCATAGTTCTAGAGACCTAGATAAGTGGAAAAATGAAATACCTATTTACTACTATTCACAATGTATTCATGCAATGAATGTTACAGGTTACTCATTCTTTTGGTTAAGAGTACAAATAAGTTTTGCATGGAACCCTGATAAGAAAGAAATAAGAGACTACTTTTATAGGAAAGAGGATGTTCTAGCAGATATGGAATATGTGAAACAAGAAGTTATAAAGTTTTGGACAGAAAATATTATGAAAGGAGTTAGACCTGGGTTAAAATTACCAGAGTTGTAAGATATGGAACTAAAAATTGAAGAGTACAATTTACCTGAACAAATTGGTTTCAACTATGACGAACTTAAAGAACAAATTGAAAAATCTTTAGAAAAGTATCAGAACTTAATTGTTACTCAAGCAAATCTAAGTGACTCAGAGAAAGCAAGAACAACACTTAGAGGCTTTAAGAAAGCTTTAGATGAGCAAAGAAAAGCCATTAAGAAAAAGTGGAATGAACCATACGATGCCTTTGAGAAAAACATAAAAGAATTACTTGCTCTTGTTGATAAACCTATCTTAGCACTTGATAAACAAATTAGTGTGTTTGAAGAAAAATCAAAGATGGAGAAAATGGAACGTATTCAGAACTTCATTACTGAACAACTATTCTCATTTATGGAAGAAAACAAAAATTGCCCTTTTGATACTAATAAAATAATTATTGATGAGAGATGGTTTAACAAGACATTTAAAGATAAAGACATTGTAGACAGTATTAAGCAACAGTTTCAAGACCAATTAGACGATTATGAGGCATCAGAACGTGATATGGAACTAATTAAAACTGTTTATGAAACATTCCCTGATGATGCTTACAGAAAACCTATCAGTCTTGATAAGTACTTAGAAAGATACAAGTACACGAGAGATGTAAACGATATTGTCAAATCTATGAAAGAAGAGTATGCAAGAAATAAGCAAACAGTGAATGGTAAAGGAGATTGGGTTGTGAACAGTACACCTGTAACTGACCCGTTCGCTGGTTTATCTACAAGTGCTACGGTTTTGACTAAAGAACAATGCAAAGACATGATTAACACTTTGATTACAGAAAGTGATTATGAAGATTATATTAAGAAAGAATTATTAAGATTTATGGAGGAGAGATAATATGGAAAAACAAGCAATGACAGAACAGGCAATGTTATATAAGAAAATCAACAAAATGCGTGTTGATTTAAGTACTGAAATGAGCAAGTCAGGAGAAAATAATTATTCACATTTTAGTTACTTTCAACTAAAAGACTTTATGCCTAGAGCATTAACACTTTGTGATAAGAATAATGTATTTACGAAGTTTCAAATGGAGACTAGAAATGCACCACTTATTGAGGAAACAAGGATAGATTATGTCAACGATGAAAACACAGGTGAAATGACATCTAAAACCGAAACAACAAAAAACAATATAAAGGAAGCCTTGATGGGTGTCTTATATGTTACTGACTTAGATACAGGCTACACAGAAGTATTTACAAAAGAAGCCAAGGAAGCTACTGTATCAGGAGCAAGTGCTATTCAGAATGTTGGAGCAACTTCTACATATATGAAACGTTATATGTATATGGACTTATTTGAAATTAATGAAAATGACATTGTGGACGGTACAAGTGGAAAACCTGAGGAAGAAAAACAAGTACCAGCAAAGCAATCTAGATTTACAGGAGCTAAACAGTATGCAGTAAAGCCTAAAGAAGAACTTCCAAAGCCACCTGTTAAGACAGCAACAGAAGTTACAGAGGCACCAGTTACACCTATTCCTGAAGTTGTAGCAGAACCTGTAAATACAAGTGAACTTATGAAAATTGAAACTAAGTTGGAGATTGCAAATTATGCGAAGTTAAAAGGTTTAGACCAACGTACAACTATTGTAGAAATTGCTAAGAAATTAAATACAGACGTTCCACAATTAAAAGAAAATCAAAAAGATATTATCAAGCAAATGATTGATGAAATGGCTGGATAGAAAAGAGGAACCCAGAATGAAAGGAATTGAGACAGTAAAAAAGTCTATAAATGTAAAAGATGCACCTGCAGGGACTACATTAGATTTTGCAATTTGTGTAAAACAAATTGATAAAGATACACTAAACACAAGAGTAGAAGGAGCAGCTAACATAGCAGTCATAACAGTTGTTTTACAAGAAGCAATTGTAACATTATTAAGAGATTTTAATGTAGCACCGCTTGAAATGTTTGAGATTATTTCAAATATTATTGCAGATTATGTAAAAGAGGAGGACTAAAAATGCGTGAAATTCTAGAAAATAAAAAAGTTGTTAGTAATGAAGTTACACCATCTAATAATGATAAACCTATTAATTTAGAAATTACAATACGTGAAGTTGATGACTTATTACAATTAACTGTAAGAGGAAAAGCAAATTTAACAGCAATGCTTAAATTGTTTGAATTTGTTTCAGGTGCCTTAGTAGAACAGTATGGTGGCACCCCAGATAAGTTAAAAGAGTTAGTAGATTATATGTTTGATAAGGAGGATTAATTATGAATTTCGTATTATTTTCAGGTAATTTAGTAAGGGACTTAGAATTAAAACAGAGTGGTAATGGTAAAGATTACACTTATGGAACAATTGGAGTTTATCAAGGAAAGAATGAGAATGGAGAAAATAAACCATCTATCTTCTTTGACTTCACTTGTTTTGGAAATGATGCCAAAACATTAGTAGAAACGTCTAAAAAAGGTGATTTAGTTGTTATTTGTGGTCGTCTAGAAGAAGTTGAAACCACTTCTGATGACGGAAGAACTTTCGTACATAAACGTGTAATTTGTCAAAGTGCAAAAGCTTGTAAAAAATATGTTGCAACACCTCAAACAAATGAATACGACCCTAGTATCTGGGAAAGTGCTAAGTAGGACAATTGACTATGTTTAAGAAAAATGAAATCAAAGACGTTTTCAAACGTGCTAAAAAACAACCAATTGATATTAGAGGATATGAATTTGTAGGATTTCATGAGGACTACAAAAACATCGCATATTATGTACAAAAGTTACAACATAACAATTACAATCTTTTAGAAGCAAAGCTGGACGTTCTAAACAAGAAGTTTGTTCTTACAGCAGGAACGTCAATTAAAGTTTTAGATAGTTTTATGTATTATTATCTAAAACGAATTATGGAAAATCCAAGTTATTCAGACTCTGAAGAATTTAAAACATTTGTAAAAGATGCAGTAGAGGACTCATTTGCAACAGTTGATGAAGAGACTAGAAACAGTCTAACAGAACTTTATAACTGTAAAGTTCCTCAAGATGTAAAAATGCACGATGAATATAAAAAAGCAATAAAAGAAGGCTTTAAAGTTCTTTATTGCAGTAATGACGAGTCTGATAAAAAGAAGTTTGGAATTGTACACTTAACAATGTATAAAGAACAAGAGATTGACGGTTTTCACATCAAACGTCATTACACAGTCTTTAGACCCCTTACTTATATGGTAAAACCAAGTTACCTGAAAAAAGAAGGTGTTGTTAAGTACAATGAAATGGCACTTCCAGATTTAGCTATATCACATGACATATTAAATAAAAAAGACTAATTTTGGAGGTGGGTACTTTGGCATCATTACACTTTTTTGAAGATTATTTGAATGACTTATATGAGAAAAAGAAAGTTAAAACAAAGTACCCCGACAGTCATGGAAATGTACCATTCTGTTGTCCATTTCCACATACCAGAGAAGTCTTTAATCCTGAAACATGGGAAACTTCTACAGAAGAGTACTACGAGAAACAACCAAGTTGTAGCATTAATCTAGATATGAGAGTTTTCCATTGTTTCACTTGTAATCGTACAATGAGTGAAATGGAATTTGCTAAAAATATAACAGGTAAAACAGAAGAGGAAATCACAAAAGAATTTCTTTCTAAAGAAGAACTTACATCAATCTCAGCAACATGGGAACATGAGCAACACAGAAGTCTGTTAGAGAATGAAGAAGTTTTACAAAAACTAAAAGATTTGACAATTTCTATGGACGTTATAAAAGAATTAAAACTAGGATATATGACAAACAGACTTGCAACTCCTGTATTTAAAAGAGGCTACCTAGTAAATATTGCAAGATATGACATCAATCATACGTCTCAAGTTAAAGTTCTTTATAACGAAAATGCAAATTCAGGTGATATTGTTCCATTTGACATCTGGGTAAAAGATGATAGAACTCCAACAGTTATCTGTGAGGGAGAAAAAGATATGCTAGTCGCTAGGAGTCATGGTTTCAATGCTATTACACTTACAGGCGGCTCACAGTCAAACCTTTTAGAAGAGTATTTATCTTATTTTAAGCAAAGAACAGTATACATTTGTTACGATAATGATAACCCTGGTAGGACGGGTGCTTTAAAGTTGTATAAGTCTCTACAAAACAGTTGTAAAGACATATACATTGCAAATGTTGGATTAGTATGTCAAGAAAACAAAGAGGACGTAACAGACTTCTTTGTTAAGTACAAAAAAACAGCAGACGATTTTACAACAGAGATTTTATCAAAAGCTACAAAACCTTCTAAAGAAGAATTAGAAGATGTAGAAGTTAAAAATGAATTGAAGATTACAAAGATTGACACAAACATAAGAAATAGTATTCTAAGAAGAAAGGTAAAATCTGTATTTCAAGTTGTTGCTACTTGTACGGAAACTTATGCAGTTCCTGAGTATGCAATATTTAAGACTAAATTTGAACTAAAAGGAGACTCTAAGACATGGTATTTAAGTCCTAAAAATGAGTCTTTCTTAGAGTTAATGGAAGGAAAGATTTCAAAGACAGATTTACCTAACATATTAGCAAGACTTTGTGGTTTAGAAAAGAATTGGCAAAAACTATACACACTTGAATATGGAAAGCTAAAGACCATATATAAAGTGAGTGTAGTCGACCAGGTAAAAGATAACGATGAAAAGGCTTCAGAGCAGACAATTGATTTATACACTAGAGTCCCATTACAAATAGGAAATACGTACATGGTTACATATCGTATTTTTCCACACCCTAGAAACGGTAGAAAATTAATTGCTATTGCAGATGATGTCTATGAAACAGATTACAGTTTCGATACGTCAAACAAAGAGTACACAAACAGTTTAGATAAGTTCAAAATAAATACAACAATAAAAGACAAGCTAAATGATTTGTATGAGAGTGCTCGTTATTATATAGCACCTTATCTAAATTATGATTTGTGGTTGATTATGGAACTTGTATTTAATTCTCCTCTAGACATAACATACAGAAATGAAATAAGAGGAGCTTTGGACATATTTATCTTAGGTGATACAAGAACAGGTAAATCTGAAACATCTAAGGCACTTGTTCACTTGTACGATTTTGGAGAAGTCATTCCTTTAAAAACAGCAACGGTCGCATCTATTATTGGAGGTACTGATGACAAGCTAAAAAAGACAAAGTTAGGTGTTCTTCCGAAACATCACAAAGAATTAGCAGTTCTAGAAGAGTTTAGTGGGGCACCAACAGAATTCATAAAGACACTTACAGAAATACGTTCCAGTAATATGGTTAAGATTTACAGAGTTGCTGGGGATATACAAGCACCTTGTAAACTACGTATGATAACCATATCCAATCCTATTTCGGATAATGGCAATATTATGACGTTATCATCTTATCCTAGTGGTGTTGAACCTATTAATGAACTAATTAAATCTCCTGAAGATATTGCTCGATATGATTTATTTACATTAGTTCCTTCTGTTGAAAACTTAACCAACCCATTTAATACAGAAATAGATACATCAAAAAAGTTGGAAAAAACAGACTATGAACATAAGAGTAGATGGATAAGGTCTTTAACGTCAAAGAATGTTGTCATATCTAACGAATTAGGAACTTATATATTTCAAGAAGCTATAAAGCTAAATGAATTATTTGAATGCAGTTTTACAGTCTTTGGAAGTGAAACAGATAAAAAGATTGCAAGACTTGCTTCGGCTTTGGCTTGTATGCTTGTATCAACAGTAGATTATGAACACGTTATCGTAACTAGAGAACACGTAGACTTTGTTGTCAATTTACTAAAAAGAAATTATGACAACAGCTTCTTTAGATTAAAAGAAATCGCTCAAGAAGAGAAGTCTTACAAGAAAGTAGTTACAAACGATACAGAGACATTACAGAAGTTATATCCTAAAAATGTTACATTTATCGACTTTCTTGCAAATTCATCTAAAGTCAGTAGAAATGAATTAATGACTGTATCAGGACTAAACAAAGATGAGTTCTCTAAGATATTTAATATACTTACCGCAAGGAAGTTCGTTAAGTTAACAAAAGACCAGGTAGTGCCAACAATCAAATTTAGAAATACATACAAATTATTAGACAAGTCTTTCAATATGAATGATGCCGTCTACGATGATAACGAAAGTGTATTTTAGAGAGGAGGTTATACATGAGTGCAAAAGAAAATGCAAGACTTAATGAGTTAAGACTTGTTATCAATCTTGTTGATGTTGATAAAAAATTAGATGGTTTAGCTTTTAAGAATTATGTTTCATTATTATGTTGTTTAGCTCTTGCAATTGGAAGAGAGCTTAACAATCACTTATACGAAATCATCAAAACGGCTTTGTCAACAAATTACTTAGGAGCAAGTGATAAAGAAATCATAGCAACTTGTAAAACCTTTTTTAAACCTACAGTTGCTGCTAAAAAATTAGGTTACACTTATCCATACTACACCACAAAATATGCTGATTTGCTGTCTAGAGACTACATAAAGGAAGAGTGGCTCGATGATTTGAAACCACTTTTCCCTGATGATGTAGACCTCATAAAGTTTGTGAATAGCTTCATAGAAGGTTTCAACTTTCCTGTAGGAATACGAAACAGTTCTATTGAGAATGACCTTAGAACGTACGAACTTGAGTTTTGGATTATCTATACTAAATTAAATAGTATCTTTCAAAACGACGTGTTCTTACATAATTTCATAAAGGTTGTTTGTAATACATTTGGTATCGACTATGACACTATAAACTATTTGGAAAGTAATATCTATCGCATCTCAAGAAGTTATCCTGTATTGAAGTACAACAAACAATATTTTCTACAAGAATTGATTAATATGTGCTATGCAAAGGGAATTAAAAGAGGAACAATAGGAAAAGACATTTTAGGACAAGACACACATTACTTGTACAATAATAAGAGAGCAGTTACTGAGAATATCTTAGGAACAGAGGTATTCGATTGTATCTATGTTCCAACACTTACATGGAATTCCTTAGATAAAATATCCGTAAATCGCTTCATTTCAATCTTTTATGATTTTGTTGAAAATGGAAATAACTAAAGAGTTTTTATATAAAAAGTTTGGCTATAAAACATTAGAACTAAAGACAATGAAAGACATAGAAGAAATGGAGTGGGATTTTGTTACAAGTAATGTTCCCTACTTTGCATACGATACAGAAACTACAGGTTTGAACTTTATGACAGATGTTCCTTTCCTAGTTATATTTGGATTTGCTAAGAACATATATTACTGGGAAGCTGATTTTAAAGAAGCAACGCAAGCCATGTATAGGATTGTAGAAAGTACAGATAAAATGCTTTTTGCTCACAATGCTAAATACGATTATCACATGATGTACAACAAAGGCACTCCTATTCCTGATGACATAGAATTATCAGACAGTATCACACTTATGAGATTGATTAGTCCTGCTGATGATGAACACGCAAGTATGAGACTAGAAAAAATGGGAGAAAAGTATGTTGACCCTGATGCTAAATTTGCTAGTGATATCATCAAAGATAAACTAGAAGAAATAAAGAGAGAACGTAAGAAAGAAGTCTGTGACAATTACAAACTTATAACGGGCAATAAAAAATATAATGAAGCATGGAATACTTTTCATAACAGGGTTAGATTTATCACAAAGTATCATGAATGTTTTGATGATTATAAAGAGCCTACATATTATGATGTCTTTAAAAGAGATAGAAAGTTAGTTATAGACTATGCTATTGATGACGTTGTGATTATCTTAGAATTTCTTAAAAAATCTGGTACAATCTATGCTAAGAAGTACAGAACAAAGAACGGTATAGATACGAGAACATGGAAACGTGAGAATAGATTACTTCGTGGTATTGCTACTATGGAAAGAAATGGTTTCAAAGTGGACGTCGACTATCTAATTAGTTCTCATTACAAGATAGAAAAATTTCAGGAATTACTCTATGAAAAGTTACATAAACTAACAGGAGAAGATTGGAATGTAGGACAACATCAAAAGATAAAAGACTTCTTCCTAAACAAGTATCATATTTTATTAGAAAAAAGTGATAAAAAAGCTATGCAGGATTTAACACACAATGAAAATGAAACTGTTTCTGAAATAGCTAGATTGATATTAAAACTAAGAACAGTATCTAAATGGTTATCGACTTACATTGACGGTGTTCTTAATAAAATCATAAAAGTAAATGGAGAGTGGAAGCTGTACACTTCAATTAATAACAATGGAGCAGTTAGTGGACGTGTCAGTTCAGACTTACAACAAATGCCTAAATATGGTATCAATCAGACGGATGATGAGGACAATCTTTTATTAGACAAGTCATTAACAGATGACGACGGAAACGAGCTATTTCACCCTAGACGTTTCATTATTCCTAGTACAGGATATAAGTTATATTATTTGGATTATAGTCAGATGGAACTGAGAATACAGGCTTTTTACACAATATTAGTGGGACATTTAGACTATCACTTATGTAAATCTTATATGCCTTATGACTGTGTTAATTCAGTTACAGGAGAGACATTTAACTATAAAAATCCTGAACATATAAAGCATTGGGGAGACCTAAGAGAAGGACACCCTGACCCTCACACTGTAAAAGATGGTATGGAAGGATTGTTTAAAGATGGTTGGTCTGTTTGGATAGATAATGAAACAGGCAAGCCATGGGTACCTACAGATTTGCATACAAAAACGACATTGACAGCCTTTCCTGAATTTACAGACAAGACAGACACGAAAGAATTTAAAAAGAAATGGAGATACTTAGGGAAGCAAACTAATTTTTCCAAAAATTATGGCTGTGGAGCACGTAAGTTAGCAGACCAATTAAATGTACCATTTGACATAGCTAAGAAGTTATCAGACGGTTATAATCAGTCATATCCAGGTGTAATAAAGTATCAACAAGCTGTTCAAAACCAACTAGCACTTGTAGGTTATGTTGAAAATCTATATGGTCGACGTTATTACCTAGAAAACTCATCGAACTACTATAAAGCTAATAATTATCTAATACAAGGAACTGGAGCAGATATGCTAAAAGAAATAGAAATAAAAATCTGTGATTATCTAAAGGATAAAAAGTCACGGTTTATATTACCTATTCACGACGAAGTGTGTATTGAGGTTCCACCTGAAGAAGAGGACACAGTACCTATTACCATAAAACGTATGATGGAAGATGTAAGTGATGTAATACCTTATGTGCCTGTTGTTAGTGATGTAGAATGTACGTCAACAACATGGGCTGACAAAAAAGACGTTTATTTGTAAAGGAGGTTTATATGAAAAGATACATAAAAAAAGTCATTCCTATAGTATATGATTTCTATGTTGATTTTGAAAGTAAAAACGGATACTGTCCTTCTTACCGTGTAACTAAAGAAGAAACAGGTATTTGTTTAGACTACATTAGTAAGTCAATTAATTGGCTTGCAGATAATGGATACATTTCTGTAATGAGTAAAGGTATTTATAAAGTCAACAAAGATAAAGTTTTCAAAGGAGTTGATTAGCATGCTTATTGGTGTTGTAACAATGCTATTTCTTTTAACTGTAATGTCGTTTATTTTTGCAGAGGACTCCTATTACAGATGGGTTTCAATCATTTTCTTCATAATTGGTTTAATTTGTTTGTTTGGTGTGGTTGTTGGTTGGTATGATTTATATGCAGAAAGCCAAACAACAATTAAAGAACTAACTGAAGAACTTTCTAAGAAAAACTCAGAAATAGATGGTCTCTATGATGAATTAGAATACTATAAAGGAGATAATTATGAAAAATATAAAAGTTGAAAGATTTAAAGATACTATGTGGATAAGTGATGAAATAAATGCGTTTTTAGAAGAAAACGATGCAGAATATGTAGACATGAAATATATTGGTGAACTTGGTGTACTTCTAGTTTATCGAGAAAAAGAAAATAAACTTGAAAGAAAACCTTATGAAAAATATCCAGAAAATAAAAAGGAGGATTAATTAATGACGAAATATATCGCTAGTGTGAGTTTTGGTAAAGATAGTTTAGCGATGTTACTATTAATACTAGAGAAAAATAAACCATTAGATGAAGTTATTTTTTATGATACTGGTATGGAGTTTCAAGCGATTTATAATATCAGAGATAAAGTTGTTGAATTGTTAAAAGAAAAAGGTATTAAATATACAGAATTAAAACCTAAACTTCCTTTTGAATACGTTATGTTTGAAAAACCAGTAAAACATAGAAACGGTACAATTAGTAAAGGTTATTCATGGTGTGGAGGTAGATGTCGTTGGGGTACAACAGAAAAAAATACTATAATTAAAAAATACTTAAAAGAAAATTATAACGATGATTATAAAGAATATATAGGTATTGCTTATGATGAACCTAATAGAATAAAAGATGATAATAAAAAGATATATTTACTTTATGATTTAAAATATACAGAAAAAGATTGTTTGAGATATTGTTATTCTAAAGGTTACTCGTGGGAAGAAGATGGTATAGATTTGTATAGTGTTTTAGATAGAGTATCTTGTTGGTGTTGTGCTAATAAAAATTTAAAAGAATTAAGAGCATATTATAAATATTTACCTACGTATTGGAATAAGTTAAAAGAATTGCAAAGTAAAACAGAAAGACCTTTTAGAAACAATAAAGAAAGTATCTTTGATTTAGAAGAAAGATTTAAGAAAGAGGAGGATTAATAAAATGAAAGAAAATTTACTTAAAATAATTAATCATTATGGTTTATCGCCACAATTAAAGTACTTTCAAAGTGAAGTTTTTGAACTTAAATCAGTATGCTTACTTGTTTGTAAATGAAGGTATAGAATATATTGGGATAGACAGCGGAACTTGTATTCCTACAAATTATGGTTTAATGCAACCTATTATAACCGATAAGATAAAGTTTATACCGTTACCTTATGAACAAGTTCGGCATTATTTTGTAAATGATGTCATCATAAGTTGTTTATGCGTTGATTATTTAGTACCGATAAGGGCTGTAAAAGCCAAACGATTGATAATTAATGACCTGGATAAAGATGGTAAACCTATTGCAAAAGAGGTGGAATAAATGACTCAAGAAGAATTTATATCTGAATTTTATTCTCGTGATAATGAAGAAGAAGCATTAAAGAGATTGTATAGTAAGTTGTGTTGCTTAAAAGAAGAAAACCAAGAACTACAGAAACAACTTGAATCTAAAGAAACTCAACAAAAAGAGTTTATAACATATTTAGAAGAGCCTATAAGAATAATAACAGATGGAAACCCCACCAATATATCAGAATATACAAGTGCTAAATTAGACACATTAGAAGAAATCTTATCAAAATATAAAGAAATAATAGGAGAATAATATGCCAAAGTATAATTATGAACAAATATGTTCTGAACTGGTTGATTTGTTGATTGATATGTGTTTTGAAAAAGAAGATGGTATGAATTTATATGGAAGTAAAGACAGTTGGTGTGAAATATTCTGTAGAAAGTTGTTGCAATATGGCTATATAGAAAAAGATAAAAATGGTTTTTATATATTTACTGGAAAAGGTAGAACTCTAAAAGGAAAAGGAGTTGTTAAAAATGAATAGTATGTCAAAAATAGATTTAAAATATGGGGATTGTTTAAAATTAATGAAAGATATTCCGGATGATAGTATTGATTTGATAGTTACTGACCCACCTTATAGAACGACATCCAGAGGATGTAGTGGTACTATGGGGGGATATTGGAAAAGTGAAAAGGCTAAAAAAGGAATAATCTTTGATTATAATAATATTTCTTGCGAAGATTATTTACCACATTTTTATAGAATACTTAAAGAAAAAACAATATGTTATATTATGTGTAACAATGTTAATCTGATAAAAATTATAAATACTGGTATTGAATGCGGATTCAAGTTTGTTAAATGTTTGATTTGGGAAAAAGGAAATAAAATATGTGGAAGATATTATATGGGATGTTTTGAATATATAATTCTTTTTAGAAAAGGTGGAGATAGACCAATAAACAATTGTGGTACTCCAGATATTTTATCAATACCTATAAAGAAATTAAAAAATGAAAATGGTAAAAATTTACATGATACAGAAAAACCAGTAGAACTAATGAAAGTACTTGTAGAAAATTCTAGTAATGAATTAGAAACAGTATTAGACCCGTTCATGGGTATAGGTAGTACAGGTATAGCTTGTAAAGAATTAAATAGAAACTTTGTAGGTATAGAATTGGATGAAAAATATTTTAATATAGCAAAAGAAAGAATTGAAAAATGAATAGTATGTCAAAACACATTAAAAGAGGTGGAATAGATGAATGAAGAATTTATTGAATGTAAAAAACATCCTATAACGAATTGTTATGATTTAACTAAACACTTTATTGGTAACCATGGAGGAACGATTGTTTATTTGTCGCCAAATTTTGAAATAGACTTTATGCGTAGAATGTCAAGAACAGATGAATTGCAGCAACAAAACCAACAATACAAAGAAGTATTTGATAAAGTAGAGGAATATATTAAAAATAGAATAGATAGTTGCACTGCAGAAGCAAATTCTACAACAAATGATACCATGTGTAGAATAACGATAGTAGGATTAAAACATTTATTAGACATATTAAAAGAGGAGTAAAAAATGAATAAAGAATTAGATGTCGCAAAGAGCATCATCCGTAATCATTTGAATACGAATTTGAATATTGACTCTTTGGATGCAATATATGAAATTGATAACGATAATAAAGAACTGTTGTTAGCACATGTAGATGCTTTAATAAATATATTTAAAAAAGCAAAAGAACAGTTAGAAGAAATGATAGGAAGTGATAAGTAGTGAATGAAGAGTTTATAAAAGAAATTATTAAAGCTACCATTAGTGGAGAACGACATCTAGGAACAAATTTAAAAGAGCAATGTTTAACGTATTTCGATAATTTGATTAGTGAAAATCAACAATTAAAAGAACAACTAGAAAAAGAAAGAAAAGCAAGAAAAGAAGCTATTGAGTACATAAATGTAACTGAATATAGTGGTATAGTTGGTTTGAATAATAATGGTATAAAAGAATTTTGGTTTATGAAAGATTTATTAGAAATATTAGATAATAAAGGAGAATAAATGAATGAATGATAAACCTGTTATACACATAACTGCAGCAGAGGTAATTGAAAAAGAAAATGAGACAATTTATGATTATGATAACTCTCATGTTATATATAAAATGCAAGACTTAGGTAGTTTTGCAGAACTCCAAAAAATGAAAGCGGTAAATCAACAACTAAAAGAGCAACTACAACAAAAAGAAGATATTATCAATAAAGCAAAAGTTGATTTAGAAAAACACTTAAATGCAAAGAGTTATGGTAATCATAAATATGAGTTGTTTGATAGGAAATATTTAGACGATTTATTAGAAATATTAAATAATAAAGGAAGTGATAATAATGAATAAAGAAAGTTGGAGAGTCAATTCTTGTACAAGTTCTAATTTAATTAAAGTTTCAGAATATTTTGGTTCTGAAAAGCAATTATTAAAATTAGTAGAAGAACTAGATGAACTAAAAGAGGCTATTATCAATTTTACAGATGGAAAAGACACAAAAGAACACGTTATTGAAGAAATTGCTGATGTAGAAAATCTCCTTTATCAAATAACAGATTTATGGGATTGTTCAAATTTTTTAAATATTGTAAGAGACTATAAAGCAGCTAGAACAGTGTGGAGGTTAAGTGAAGGAACAAAATATACAGACTAATATAATGAATTACATATCCAGTATAGGTGGGCTTCCTATTAAACAAAATCAGTTAGGAATTTATGCTCAAGCAGGTGTCCCAGACTTAATTTGCTGCGTTAAGGGGCACTTTATCGGTATAGAGGTAAAACAATCAGGGAAGAAGCCAACACCTATACAGAAGGCATTTTTGGAGGCAATAATAAGGTGTGGTGGAATTGCTTTCTATGCTACAAGTGTTGAAGAAGTTAAAGATAAATTAAAAGAGCTAGTTTGAATTTCTAGCTCTTTTTCTTGTATTTACAAGATTATTAAGTCTTAGCCTACTGTTATTATTTAACTCACTGATTGTAGGAACATCTATACCTTGACTCTTCAATTCTGAAATCATTTCCTGATACTTTTCTAGTTCTTGATAGACTCGGCTATTTGCAACACGTTCTGCATTTGTATTTTGTGCGATAGAATTTAAAATTTCAGCCCACATTTCGCTATTGGAAATATCACCGTTAAATCTATCGTAAATGGCTTTTGCTTTATCAAACACATTAGTTGTTACTGTATCAATACCTAGTGTATTTGCTAACGTTTCTACTGTGCTTCTGTTTAGTTCATTACCTGTGAATGTATCAACACCTGTTACTTGTTCAAATGGTGTTCTAATTAATGGCGAAGTAGAAGAAACTACTCGACGTAACGGTTCTTCTGCAAACTCACCTAAATCAGATACAGGAAGATTTAATTTCAAGTAAATACGATTACCTTCATCATCAGACCATGGCAGTGGTAATTGGAAGTTTTCTTTCTGATACTGATAATATTCGTTCTCATCTAAATCACTATAGATACTATTATAGCCTTTAATTAGCTTATTATATTTGTTTGCATTCTTCATTAGATTAGAAGCCTGGAATAACAAGTTCTGTTTCGTAAACGTATAAAATGGAATGATTTTCTTAACAACGTTACGTTCAAAATCACTCATATTATTTGGGTCCATTAATGCAAATCTAACAGCTTCTATAGGGCTATTAAATCCTAAATTGCTAACAAATTTAGGGTGTTCATTAGCATATTTAAGAAGTGCCATTCTGTTTAGTGAGTCAATTGCACCATTTAAGTCACCATTCATTTGAACTAATCTACTAACAACACCTTTAGAATTTCCAGCACCTTGTAAAACTTCCTCCAAGTCTTGTAACGTTGTACCTGCATTATTAAAACCACCCTGATAGAATTGTCTAATTAAATTGTAATCATCAAGTTCTGCTTTAGTTAGTGTTTCAAGTCCATTATTAGCCTTAGCAATGATATTGTCCATATTATTTAATAGCTTAGAAGCATCTTGGTAAAGTCCAGGTATTTGTGAAGTAGGAACTCCACTTAAAGCTAAGTTTACTGCATTACCTGTAATGTTTCTAATTTGGAAACCAGGAGTTAAAACTTTAAATTTCTTAAAAGTATTATTGAATGAGTTTACCATTTTTAGAATAGGACTCATCTGTCTACCATCATTGAAACCAACTTTAAATAAATTAGCTAAGTTTTTATCCATATAGACAACCTTACCATCTAAAGAATTTACAAAGTCTTGAAGTGCTGTTGAGTTTTCTGGAAGAATACCTTTAATAGCATCAACTTGTTTAGCTATCTTACTTGCATCAACCCTTGTAAAGTTGTAAGGAATTTGACCGTCTACTAAATCATCAGCTGTCTTTATTAAGTCTGTATCGTTCAACGTACCTGTTAAAAGTGCTTCATTATAAAGTTTAGCACCTTTTGAAGTAGCTGTAGCATTATTAATAAAGTCCTCAATTCCTGCCATAGCATCTAAATTAAATAACTCTTTACCTTGTTGACTTTCCAATACATCTGTGGCTTTCTGCAAGTTTTCTATTCTTTTTATTTTAGCAGCATCAGCACTTTCATCAAGTGCACCTATTTGAAGTTCAAAATCACGTTGCTTTTGTTTAAGTCTGCTAATTTTATCAGAAAAAGTTTCTCTAATAAGAGGTTCACTTTCTCTTAGCTTAGCATAAGCAGCACTTTGTTTGACATATCGTTCAGTAAGATTATCTGACTTATCCATAGCTTTAACAGTATCATCTATAGTCTTAAGTGCAGCATCATCAATTGTTCCTGCTATTTTTGCAGAACTTACTCTAACGTTATTTTCTAATTTAGTTATACGTTGTTCTAGTTTGGAAGCCCTATTAAGTAATGAGTCTACTTGTCTTGGTTTCAAATTATCTGAGTTTTCAATTTGTTTTATAAGGTCATTAAATTGCTTTTTAGAGTCTGCTAATTTAGTTGTATCATTTAAGAACTTATTAGAAAGTCTTGGGTCCTGTATTTTAGAGGCTTTGTCTATAATCTTATCAGAAAGTGCATCTCTTAATGTTTGTCTTGCAGTATCTGTCTTAGTTAAAGACTCTAGCTTCTTAGCTTGACTTGCACTAAGTTTAGCCAACTTTGCATCTCTTTTAGCCTCTGTTTCTGTTATTTGTCTAGATACATCACTTATCTGTTCTTCTAAAATAGTACGTTTATTTGCTGACAAGTTCTTTTTTAAGTTATCCACAGTTCTTCTATTTCTTGAAATAGCTTCAGTAATTGCTTCCTGTGCTCTTACATTTTCAACTTCTCCTGGGTCAATTCTTGTTCTTGAAGCAAACGAATTTGGATTAATTACATTACCTCTTCCAGATGCTATGTTTCTAGCTTCCTCACCTAAATCGCCTTGTGCACGTCTAACATATCCAGGACGATTAACAATATCTGAGAAGTCTGCACCTGTTTCTTCACGGATAATTCTAGATATATCCTGATAAGCTTGTTTAGTATCATCTACTAAAGACATAAATTCACTATTTTGTCTTAGGTCATTTATTCTCTTAAGTTGTTCATCTGTATAGTTAAGACTTCTATTTAAGTTTAAATTTCTAAATGCTTCTTGAACGTTTGGATTGTTCTTAAAGTCATTAAGTAATTTGGACTTCTTTGTATTGATGACAAGTTCTGTACCACGGTCTCCCTCTCTAATTGTATATTTTATAGATGGATATTGGTCTAAAACATTCTTAACTTGATTAATGGACTCGTCTGTTGCACTAAGTATATTTCTTTTGTTCTTAGAACTTATATTTCTAAGCCATCTTTCACCATCAATTGCGGTGTCCATTTCACTTTCAATAACACGTGTGATGTCCTCAGAAACTTCTTTCATGACATCGTCTACATTTCTATTTGTCCTTTGTGCTATGTCATCAGCATAGCTTCTTGCTTTGTTTACTAAATTATCAAGTACCTGATTAGAACGTGTTCTAGCAAAATCAGCAGCATAAGTACTTTCTCTAGCACGATTGACCATATTGTTAGGAAGTGCTTTTGAAGCATCAAAAACACCTGTTAGAGACCGTTTTATATTATTGTAATCAGTCAATAAATTGGACCTCTGAACATCACTTGTTACACTTCCTGCTTGTTGAATAGCTCTGTCTAATCTACTATTTCTAGCTATATCAACTGCCCCTAGACCTTTTTGAATTAGGTTATCTGCAATACCTGCTCCACCTTTAACAGCCTTTCCTGCTGCTCTAAATATAGCATCAGAAGGTGAAATAAATCTAATAGACCTAGCAGCATCAGAAGCAGTATCTACTGCATTAGCTGCTTTAGCTGCTTTAGAAGCAACTCTTGCTGCATCTGCAGCAGTATCGGCTGCATTAATACCAGCAGAAACAGCAGCACTTGCTCCTCCTGTAACTGGAATTAAAGCTAAATCTACAGGGTCCGCAAACACATCTAAACCAAAACCTAGTATGTCATCAAGACCTACATCCCCAATAATACCTTGGTCTGACATTCCAGCATTTCTAAGTAATTGACCTCCTGATGTTGTCTTATTTCCTGTTAGACCTTCAAGTGCACCTTTCCCAACATCTCCACCCGTTTGGGCTGCATCAATTGCACCAAACAAAGCTTGCTGTGGACGTCCTAAAATCTCAAATATATCAAATAGAATATTTTGGTCGTCTGGTAAATTAAATAGCTTCTCAAACCAGTCTCTTGTATCTGTGTCTACTCCTGAAGCTGTTAATCTCGTTTTAGCATTATTAACCTGTGATTGGAGCCTATTTGAAGAACTAGAAGAAGAGGAAGACCGAAGTCTATTAGTAGTACTTGCTAGTCTTCCCGTTACTTTACTTTTCTTAGCCATAGAAACACCTCCTACTGATAGTTCTTATAGTAGTCTATCAAATATCCTAAGTTGGTTGCTGCTTGATTGTACAAAACGTTATCTAAGTTATATTGCTCTTGATATGCTGCAATTGTATCCATAGCTGCATCATAAATTTCATTCATCGTATTTTTGTCATTTCTATTAGTACGTTTTAATTGATTAGCTGCATCATTTACAATACTATTTAAAGCATTAATACCAGCATTTTGAGTAGCTGCTGCATTAGCTCTTTGTGATGCTAAGCTTGCTGCTAAACTTGCAGCTTGTTGTCTAGCCTCTTCTTGACGAACCCGTTCATTGTATTCTAACTGAGCAATTAAATTAGCGGTATTTGCATCAATATTTTGAACATTTAGATTATATTCATTTAAAATATCATTTAGTGACTTGTCTGTATCTTCTTGAGCTTCACGAAGTGCTGTTCTAAGTGCGTCCATAGCTTGTTGATTAGCATTTGCATTTTCACTAACTTCTCTACCTTGAGCAATCAAATTTTGCAATTGTGATAACTGTTGAAGACCACTTCCACTAATACCTCGAGAAGCTGCGTCTATCATAGTTGTTCTATCTGCTTGATATCTTGCATCTTCTAAGTCTGCTCTTGTACTAAGATAATCCTGCCTTTGTTGTTGCTGTTGAAGTGCATTCTGCTCTTGAAAACGTTTAATAGAAGTTAGTAAGTCTTGTCTTTTAGATTGATACGTTTGATTGGCTGTATCTTTTTGTGCTTGTGCTGCTTGGTTATAAGCATTAATCATAGGTGTTAAATCAATAGGACGTGCAGCAGCTACAGCTTGATTATAAGCTGAACTAGCTCCTCCTAATTGATTATTTACAAGTGAATTTAAGTCTACACCCGAACCGACGGTCACTAATTTAGATGTATCAAAGCCAGAACTTGTATTTGTATTTGTAGTTGTAGGTCGTTGATTTCTATCTGCTGTTGGTCTAGGAAGATTATTCGATGCTCCAGGTTGATTTCCAATACTGGTCGATGTTGTAAATACAGGAGTTTTAGATTTATTACTACTTCCACCAAAAAGAATATTCCACAAACTTGCCATATTTATACCTCCTTATATAGTATATAAAATCATCTAAAGTATATCATAAATGTCTATAAATGTAAACAAAAGCACCATGGTTGAACCACAGTGCTAGTTTAGAACCCAGAATGTTCTAATGGAATATGTTGGATTGTAGATGTCAAGTAATGCACCTACTATTACAGTATATAATATTAAAAATTTTATGTCAATAAAATAGCACCTAGAAGGTGCTCTGGAAAAAATAAATAAATAGTGAGAGACTTCATCCAAAAAACATAAATCTGTACTTGGCTTTGACATAAAAGTTAAAATAATTGGTTTTGAAGTAAAAGTTAACCTGAAAGGTAGTTGTGTGATTACAAAAACTATAGAAATCTCTCACATATTTAATATAACATATATCGAACACTTTTTCAATACTTTTTCAATAAAAAATGACTACGGAGCATTGAGTCATCTTTTATCACCATAAAACTGGAAGTGTAAATGAAACACCAATTATAGGAATAACCTACATCTAAAGTATAGCATAAAACAACTTAAAAATCAATATTGGAGCACCATACCCGAATTGCACGAGTGTCTATTTGATTTGCAGTCAAATCGGCTTCGCTTCTTGCCTAATGGTGCATATTTAAGGGAATTACTCCCTTATAATTATTTTACAATCCAAACATATTCTGCTTCTCTTTCCGTACAATCAAATGTATCATAGATATTACCATATTTTGAGCAAGTTATATGCCCTATCATAGTTATCAATAATACATTATCTGGGTATAAACTAGAAATGTAGCCAACTGTTCCTTTTGTATAAGGCAATCTGTCATAACGTCTGTCTAAATAGTCTATAATAAACTCCCTGTCGTCCATCATAGTACCTTGAGCTTGTGCTATATCACTTAATTTTTCATATACATAATCCCAACTTTTACCAGTTGCACATGAAATAGCCCTTATAGTACAGTCTGAAATGTTTTTGCCCCTTACATTTGCATTATAATATTTATACATTACATTTGACTCATTTCATGAACAGTACGTTCTAATAGTTTTTCTTCTTCTGGAGTGGAAGCATTCTCCCTTAGGAACTTAGTATATTCTTTTAGAGACTTAAGCATCAACTTATAGCTTTCCATAGTATCCTGGTCAGCACCATACATTTCTTTTCCTTCTGAATAGTTACCATAATGATAGCTCATCTCATCAAGCATATCTTCTCCACGATAGCCTCGTCCTGTTCCTGGGACACCACGTCTACCGTATGCGTCTCCTTCCATGTATCTGCCTCTAGAGTCTCTTCTACGACGACCGTATCTGTCATCTCCATACATATATCTCATATTGTCCTCCTTTTCTTTCCAATACTCTTCATTTTCAATATCTTTATGAATATCAATCATTTTATACAGAGTTGTAATATCTTCACTTTTTATTCCTTTATCAAGAATGTCTTTCATCATTCTTTCCATTTCTTCTTTTAAGCGATGTACTACAGGTTTTTCTTCCTTTTCATTCATACTTATCACCTACGATTTCTTTGTAATTGAAATGTTTGCGTTTTGAATTACTGGAACTTCTGTAACTGTTGTCGTTCCTGGTGTAGTAGCACCTGTTAAAATACTAGGCACTGCTTGTACTGTTAATGTAGTGTTACCATTACAACATACACGAAGTTTCTTGTCGAATGATACATTTACATAGTCCCCTGTTGTTGTGATTTGTGCAATTACTGTCGTTCCAGGTACTAATACACCGTCTTGATAAAGTCCTAAAGCGACTGCTCCTGCAACTGATGATGTAACATTAGCATTGAATGAAACTTCATATATTCCACCACACAATATTTTGTATAGAGGAGAACCTTCATTATGTTGTAACCAATTACAACAATTAGCACTTCTCGTTCTTAAATCGTCAACACTAAATGATACTGGAGCAGAATTGCTAGTTAATGCTGTGATAGGCTCTAAAACACTTTGTATCATATTATCAATCCTTTCTTATAAAAAATAAGAGATAGGGCTTGCCTATCTCTGTTTAGGACATATATGTCCTTAGCAAGTCCCTGTAATTAGGTTAGTCTATTAGACCAATGCTATTAAATTACTGTTCCATTACAACCGCACGTGCTATAGCAACAGTTCGGGTTTGGAACAACGTATGCTGGGCTTGGGCATGGTTTTAACTGATTAATCAAGTACGTATTTTGTGCTTCTTGACTTGCTCTTAAACGTAGAGCATTGATTTCATTTTGTTGTGCTGCAATTTGTGCGTTCTTATCTTCAATACGGTTAGCAAGAATTTCATCATGCAATGCACGATAATTTGCGTTCTGATTGTCGATGATGTCTCTAGTGTTGTTACATAATGTTTGTTGAATAGCATTTGTATTCATAGCCATATTGTAATTAATTCCGTCGAGACCACGTTGTGTTTGGCAGCAGCAATCAGAAATTTGTTGACGAATATCACAGCAACAATTTGCTAACTGACTAGATAATCCTTGAACCCCTAAACGAGTTTCATAGCCATTTGTAGTGATTGCTTGATTAATACCACTGAAACCTTGGCATAGTGTCTGTTGCGTTGCTGCAAAACCATTTGTCATAGTGTTGTTTAGTGCAAAAGTGCTATCACAAATACCATTTGAAATCGTATCTAGTTTTCTATCAACCTGTGCGAAATCACTAGCTAAAACATATCCGTCTGCAACTCCACCAGAGTTTCCGCCGAAGCCACCGCCAAATCCGTTTCTTCCAAATCCAAAGATTAAGAATAGAATTATAATCCAAGCATAGTCATTACCCCAGCCATTGTTATATCTTCCATTACCAGCATTACCTGACAATACTGCCACATCTGCTGGAGAAAGAACACCTTCGTTCATATTGTTTCCTCCTTATAAATTATCTATATCAAGCTACCTAGGTTAGCTGATACCTATTTAAAATTGTTCATAAACTCAGAAAATTCCTCGTCAAAATTTCTTCCTTTTTCTTTAAAAAGATTTCTAGCGAAATTTTCTAGTCCTTTTGTATCTCCTTTATTAGCCATATCTATTAGGTTTCCCATAACAGGATTATTAGAACTAATAGACTTTTTAATTAAATCTGGGATATTTCCTCCCTTACTTATAAATGTTTTTAAAGGTTCTAAATTATTCATAATTAATCTCCTTTAGCATTTAAAGTATCTGTGATACTTTTAAGGTTGTCTTTTAGTTTTTGAATGTCATCTTCAATACGTGACAAATCGTCACTTGTTAAATACTTTGTAACATGACTTCCTTCTGTTGTAGGTTTATATACAACGGTTTTACTTGTTCCATCATTCTGTAGTTGTTTTGTAACAATGGCACTTCCATCAGTTAATGGAAAATAACTAATACTTCCATCTAAAGGAATATCCATTGCTCGAACTACATCAATACTGTCTACTGACTTTCCCAAAAGTCCTGCCGGTTTTGTGAAATTGTTCGTATTATATTGAGGATATTGTGGCTCCATAGGTTGTGTTCTCTGTATCTGTGGTTGCATATAATAAGGTTGATTATAATTTCCAAACATACTTATTCTCCTTCTAATTGGTTATTTACACCTAAAGTATAACGAGGATAATTACTTCATTATTGATTGAAAATTGACCAAAAAAAAAAAG